GAGGAGTACAATATTGATACAACCCTTATGGATCTGTTACGATACTGGTATGACAAACTATCATGAAGAAGATTTTAATCATTGGTGATAGTTGTAAAGACATCTACACCTATTGTGATGTCAAAAGATTGTCACCTGAAAAACCTGTTCCTGTTCTTGAGGTAGATCATGTAGAAGAGATGCCCGGTATGGCTATGAATGTCTACCGGAATGTGTGTCACATGATGCCAAGAAAGAAAGTAGATATTATTACCAATAATAATTGGAAGAGTATCACGAAGAATAGGTTTGTGGACCAGAAAAGTAATCACATGTTTAGTCGTGTTGATACCCCGCAGTTTATTGATAGGGTTGATGTATTTGAATTAAAGCTAGAGGACTATGAGTATGTCATCATTTCAGATTATGATAAGGGATTTATTTACTGGGATGATATTGAGTGGATTTGTTCTCGCCATAGTTCCGTTTTTCTTGACACGAAAAAGGAGTTGGACACTTGGGCATTTGATGCTAAGTATATCAAGATCAATAACTTCGAAGCTGAAAGAAGTTGTATTATGGTTGAACACTTGGGCGAAAAGGTGATTCAAACCTGTGGTAGTGATGGTGTATTTTGGAATGGTGATCTGTTCCCTGTGAAAGATAAGGTAGAAACACTAGACGTTAGTGGTGCTGGAGATACCTTCTTAGCAGCACTTGTGGTAAGATACTCACAGGATAAGAAGATTGTAAGTTCTATCAAGTATGCCAATAGACAGGCAAGTAAGGTAGTATCTAAAAGAGGAACTAGTGTCCCAGACTAAAACTATTTGGTTAAATGGATGTTATGACATTCTTACTCCTGCTCACATTGAGTTATTCTCAGTAGCCAGATCCCTTGGTGGGACTGAAGGGAGAGTTATTGTTGGTCTCGATTCTGATGATAAAGTCAAGAGAAGTAAAGGAGATCTGAGACCTATCAATACATTCTCAGATCGTAAAATCATGTTAGAGTCTATTAGATACATAGACTTAGTAATAGGGTTTGACAATCGTCAGGGATTAGAAAACTTGATTGAGATGTTCAAACCCGATATCATGTTACTAGGCGGAGATTGGAGAAATGGGGATGTCGTCGGACGACAACATTGTGAAGATGTCAGATTTCTTGACAGGAGGGAAGGGTATTCCTCAACAGATATCATCGAAAGGTGCAAACGATCTAATTAAGTTTGTACCAAAAGGATGGGGATATGAGAAGTGGATTGTCAATTGTCCACTATATTGTGGTAAGATACTATTCATCGCTCAGGGTAAGAAGTGTTCATGGCACTATCATAAGGTAAAGGATGAGGTATTCTATGTCCAGAGTGGTGCAATAGAAGTTATCTTTTCTTATAAAGATAACCCAGAGGTTGCTGATAAAATCCTTCTAATAGAAGGAGATAAGTTTCATGTTCCTACAGGTATGAGACATCAAATGTATGCATTAAAAGATACAGAGTTGTTTGAGTTCTCGACACAACACTTTGACTATGATAGTATTCGTTTACAGAAAGGAGACTGATGAGGTATTGTTTTGATATTGACGGTACAATCTGTACCCCAACTATAGGAAGGGCATACGATCAGGCAATACCTTATACCTCAAGGATAGATCGTATCAATGGATTATATGATGAGGGACACTACATCATCTACTTTACAGCAAGAGCTATGGGTAGGTTTGCTGGTGACCCTGATGATAGACAGAAGGCCAAAGAAGCAATGGAAGATATTACTGCCGAGCAACTCAAGAAGTGGGGGTGTAAATATCATGAACTCCTGTTCGGTAAACCACACGCTGATGTGTTTATTGATGACAAGGGTGTAAGTGATTTGAATTGGTTTGATCAGGAAGGACTTCAGTAATGGACAAGAACAAAGCAGTATTCAAGACTAAAAACATTGGTCCTATCTACTACATCAATCTGGATGATCAACCAGAGAGGCGTGAGTTTATGGAGAACCAGTTTAAGTACTGGGAGATAGAGACATACACCATAGTATCTGCCTATGATGGTAGAGAAGATGATCTGAGTGATATTATCAAAGGTAGATACCCTGAGATGATGTCGTCCGGTGAGATTGGTTGTACTACATCACACCTCAAAGCTATCAAACAGTTTTATGATAGTGGGGAACCATATGCAATCATGATGGAAGATGATTGTAGTTTAGATCTAATCAAGTATTGGAACTTTACTTGGAGAGATTTCTACTGTAAGCTTCCTTATGACTGGGATGTGTGTCAGATTGCAATCATCTGTACAGGAGATGTACATATCAAGATCCATAAGAGATTTGTAAATGAGTTCTCTACTGCTTGTTATCTAATCACAAGACATCATGCAGAGAAGATGATTCGTCTTCATTGTCGTGGTGAGAAATACAAACTGGACAATGGTGTAAGACCACGACCAGTTGCAGATGACCTTCTGTATAACTCAGGTAATACTTACGCTCTCCCTCTCCTTCTATATCACATCCCATTGGGGTCTAGTATCCATCCAGAACACGTTGATGCCTTCCATAAGGGTAACTTTGACGCTCAGTTTAACTTCTGGTCACAGAAGGGAGCACAGATGAGTATCGATGAACTGATGGATTATGATCCATATCTTGGTAGAGTGTCAGAGTCTTCACACCAACCGAACCAAGCTTGACGGTTTAGTAATTTATTACTATAATAAATAAACTTGTGAGACGGTAATTCCTCACAAGATTTTTTTCAACAGTGCCCTACCCTCGCAAACTTAGGTTAGGGGCATGTAGTTCAAACAAACAGAGACGAGTCGAGTCTCTTTCCATCCGTAGGTTAAACTCTACGAGACAAAAAGGTAAAACAAATGTTTAAATCTGTATTCGCAGCAACCGCTGCTCTGTTCACTTCTGCTGGCGCTGCCCTTGCAGGTCCATACGTTAACGTCGAAACCAATGCTGGTTGGGTTGGCGATGATTACACCGCGGCAACGACAGACCTCCACGTAGGTTTTGAAGGAGAAGCCGGTGCTGCTTCCTACTACATCCAGGCTGGTCCCGCAATCGTCGCTGTTGACGGCGAAGAGACTGACACCCAGTTCTCTGGTAAGGCAGGTATTGGCGTCCCCGTTTCCGACGCACTTGGCGTCTATGGTGAGATGTCCTTCCTGACCGCTGAAGACGAAGATGACTTCGGTGTTGGCGGCAAGTTGGGTGTTAAGTACAACTTCTGATTGTTCATATAGACAAATAAATATCTAGATGTTATACTGGGGGTGCGACGGCATCCCCTTTTTTTATGAAAAAATACTTTATAAAGATCGTCACTCATCCTGCTACACACTTTAATTTGATTTCTATTGGAGTATTGATTACGATTGGAATGCTTCATAACCATGCTCACTATTCTATGGAAGTAGATGCTGATTCGTATGTCATACAGTGGTGCGGCAAGCATCCAAAGAAATGCACGTACAATAGAGATTGGTAGTAGAAACCCTACCTTTACAAATGTTGACAAATGTTAAGAAAACATATATAATATAACATAACTTAACATAAAAAGATTTATGACTGTAACTACGAATGAAAGAGGCCAACAAAATTTGTTTGCCAAGGAACCTACAATGTATGTTTCTAAAAGTGATGCTGAAAGATACGGTTATGAATCCTATGCAGAAAAGGCAGAGAAACTCAATGGTCGTGCCGCGATGGTTGGTTTCTTCTTTGCTATTTTCTCATACTCATTGACCGGTAACATTTTCTTCGGTCTTATCTGATGACATTACTGGCATTATCTGGTATACTATTTGCGTCCTTTGTGGGCGCATCACTAATCACACAAACAGGAGAGGAATCATGAACGAAAACGCAGAACGCATCAACGGTTGGGCAGCAATGCTCGGAATCATGGCAGCCATCGGCGCCTATGCTACAACTGGTCAAATCATTCCAGGCTTATGGTAATCGAACAAACAATATTATTTTGTTTGGTTCCTCTAATCTTCATGTTATTGTTGGTAGAAGAGGAAGATGATGATAACGATATGGACGGGGGCATGATGGTTCCCGCATACCAAGGATCCCAATAAGGGGTCCTTTTTTTCTAAATACTGGTGCCACACCAGAACCAATAATGGAAAATAATCCAGAAGAAATTAAGAAGGAAGATCCAAAAAAGAAAGGTATCCTCGGTAAACTAAAAGAGGCAGCAGATGACAAAGAAGAACAGCTTGCTATTCTGTCTACTTTTGTTAGGCTCGGCATCCTTGTTTGGAGTGGCGGAATACTCACGTTGGCTTACATACAACTCCCCCCAGCTCTTGGTATTCCCGAACAAAAACTAGATCCAACTTTTATTGCATCTGTATTTACTGGAGTGCTTGCAACCTTTGGTGTTCAGGCAGCTAAGAAGAATGGAGATGGAACCTACAAAGCACAAGCTGCAGTGGCTGCTGGTGGTATCACCAAAGCTGATTTGAAAGAACTCATTGACGCTGCTAAAGAGACAGCACCAGCACAGGTGATTAGAGTAGAACAAGCTCCACTAGTTATTTCTGCAATTGATCCTAAGAAAGATTTGAAATCCTAACAAATAGTTGTCTTAAACACACTCCATATCTAATATAGATTATAGAGTTTTAAGAGAAAAATGATCTCTTCACTAATGAACAATGGCCTCTTCTTAGGAGGTCTTTGTTATGCCTTAATAGTTGTGCCAGTAATAGGAATGCAACTAATCCATGAACATGGATGGCAACACTGGCAACCCTTTGATAAGGGGCACAAGTGAATCTAATACTAAGAACACATGAGAACTTCAACGATCCAGTATGGAGTGTGATATGGTGTATTATTATACTTCTGTTAGGAATTGGTTACTACATCTTATACATAATGAGAACTGCATTTTACGAGTTAGAACATGGGAGCCATGACACCACCCAGCAGAAAAAGCTGCTACAACTTTCGAGTCACGGAGATCAACCGTGTTCTTGATGGCGATACTATCGATGTCACCATTGATCTGGGGTTTGATCTATACAAGAAAGAAAGAGTTAGA